CTTCACGAAGGTATTGCTCCGCTTTGTTCTTAGGTAAGTTACCAACGTCGATATAGAATATTCTACGTTCTGGTGCTCTTGATAAACGATAGATTACAAGACTATCTTCAATCATTCGCAGTTGATTAACTGCCTTGATTGCTTTATGTAAGTGTGACAAGACCATGTTTTTATTAAGGTCTTGAATACCAGAGTGACAATATGTAATTGAATCTGGTGCAATTTTTAGTCCTTGATTAGTAGAATTTCTAAGTCCCTTTGGATTGTACAGAAAATACTCAGCACTCTTCTGAGTCAACTGAGTATTAAGGTCTGCATTTCTCAATTCGCCAGGTTTCTTCTGCTCGTATTCAGTAACCTTACGAATCTTTCTAGGGTCGATGTATCTTAATTCGACTAAACCGTTACGTGGTTTTTTAGGATCTATAACCTTATGATAGAACAATCTTCCATCGACATACCATCTACGGAAGATCTCATAGGATCTATTATCAAAATCTAATAAACGAAGAATCTCTTGGAACTCTTCTCTCATTAGTTTTTTAATTTTTTCTGATACCTTAAGATTAGATAGTTCTAATTCTACAGGTACGTCGTCAAAGTTACCACAGATAGTTTCGTTAACTACATCGTCAACTGCACTATCACATTCTGGTTGTAGAACCATCTCTCTATAACGAGTGATGAGTTCATATTCATTACGGATTTGTCCATCAAAGTCAACAGAATAGCCATAGTAACCACCACCCACTACAGGTTGTGATCCATCTAAACTATCCTTTTGAACAAAAGAAGGTCCCTTGGGAACCTTCTTTGCTCTCTCTAGTGAAAAACCGAAGAGCTGTTGTGCCATTATATTTTAATGATTGTTCCTGTTATATTTAGGAGGTTAGTCCTGACTCGATTCTGGCATCCAGTATTGGACTTGTAACTCAACAGTGAACTCTTCAACTGCGTCATTGTTTCCAAAGTCAAGATCTATCGCTGCGATATTACTTGGGAATACGTTATAGAACTTGTAAGATTTAAGTATCTTAGGTTGATCCCCTGCTTTTAGATCTCTTGCTAACTGATGAACTTTCATATCAGCGAAGTAACCAGTACTGTCAGACTTGTCACCAAGACCTGCTGCTGAAGTAAAGTTCTCATTGTAAGCTTGAATGCTACTTGCCCACAATTCAAATGCGGTTCTAACTTTGAACCCACTGTCATTCATAACAGTAATAGTCCAAGGTTCAAATGTCCTGTCTCCCGCGATCTTAAGCACTCGTCCTCTAAATGGAACTTCAATTACACCAACCTGAGATGAAGGCAAATTAGCTGCTCTCACAGTAAACTTACCAAGATCTATGAGGTCAGCTCCTTGAAGTATATCATTAGGAAAGGCTAGATCAACTTGGAATAGATTAGGACGTGCGAAGTCTGAGGTGACCTTCGCTTTAAAATCGTCAATAGTTCCTCTTTCTGCCATTGGTGATATAAAGAATTTCCGTCAGTAGTATTTAGACAAACTAAAATTTTCGAGCATAAAAAAAGACCCCCGAAGGGGTCTTAGTTATAATCGTAGGTCTAGCTTGCGACCTCACCGAAACTAACACCAGTCCGTGTTGCAACGAATGTTAGAGTGATGTAATTGATTGTACGGGTTGGTTTCAAGTATATCTCCGCATAAAACTCACCACGGTCAACTGCCTCTGGAGTATTGTTAGAAGAATCACACTTAACAATAAAGTCTGTAACTCCTCTACGTCCTTGAACATCTCTTAGATATGGTTCGATGATGTTAACAAAGAGTGATCTTTGTGACTCATCATTCTGTTCAAAGAGTTGTGCCTTAGCAGCACCAGAGATAACTCTCTCAACAACTAAGAACAAACGACGAATGTTAATTCTGTCAAATGCACTGGCAAATCCAAGAGCAGTCTTATCACCGAATAGTACTACACCCTGTCCTGGGAATGATACTATTGGGTTAACTCTGTTAGCGTATAAGTTATCACGTTGAGTTTTAGTTGGTGTATATGCTAGTTTAATAGCATTTCTTAAAACACCACGTTGGAATCCTGCAGGTGAGAACCATGCCTCTGATGTCTCAGTTGTCTGTAAACATAGACCTGCTACGTCACCGTTACAAGGGATATATCTATAAACGTCGTTATACTTGTCGTAAATATATTTGTATCCAGAATCAAATACCATATAAGAACTACTTGGTAGTTGCTTAAAGAAGTTGATTATATTTGTGGTAACAGTCGTTCCACTACTTACACCCACAACGTTTGCACGTCTTGGTGATACAAATAACATACAGTCTCTACGCTCTTCAACAATATTTGTTAGTGAAGTAATCTTAGCGATTGCACTTGCGTCATCAGGACCAGAAGGACCAGCGAGAATAAAGTCAATGGTCTGTGACTCAGGATCCTCGACTAACTGATATGCTGTAGCAACATCTGTGTTAGATACTGTATATGATCCACCAGAAGTACCGTAATCAGCACCGTTAATGAATCTGTAGTAGTAAGTGGAATTGTTTTTAGAACCCACGGTAGTTCTACCTGCAGGGTAATCAGTTGAACCAGATGCTGAACGCAATAGGTTGAACTGACGTGTTTGAGCACTCTGTCCCCAAACACCATCTGAAGGAGTTCCAGTAGCAGCGAATGTTGTAGATTCGTGCTCACCCCAGAAGATGTATTGTGATTGCTGTTTAATAACTTCTGGATAGTAGTTTGTTTCTCCTACAGAAGTTTTAGCGTCTGATGCTTTTGATAGACCAGTAAATCTCTCAAGTAATGCACCAACAGTACCTGTGATCTTACCATCAATGTCAACCACAAGAACATGTAATTCATCTCTGAATCCACCATTCTGTGATGCAAACTGTGAAGTCTCAGGACGTGGAGCAACGTTGATCCACTTAACGCCTGGTAGATACTCACGCTCTGCATACTCATTTCTTACAGATGTAATAGAGAATGCTGTAGAGTTTGTATCTTGGATACTGTCACCTGCAGCGAAAGCAACAGTTCCTTTATCACTTGCAATATACAAACGTCTTTCAATTCCGTTTGTTGCAATATCACAAGTATTTGTTCCTTGAGTAATTGTCTGACCTGCAGCAATAATACCTGTAACACCACCACCAGGTAATCCGATTTCTAGTTTAAGATTTGTTGGGTCGTATGATAAAACATTAACTGTTTCGTTAGAACCAGAAATGCTAATTGTTGTTGTTGCACCAGGTGTGAAATCACCAACAACTGACTCAACTGTTAAGACTATGGAATACTTGAATACTTTACCAGCCGCACCAGATGATGCAGATACAGCAGCGTCTGCAACGAACTCAGGGTCGTTACCAGAACCAGGAGCAGGAATAACAGCGATTTGATCAGCACCTGCGTCTGTTACAAATACACCGATTGAATTACCTTTAGCACCTGCAGTCCTTGCAACCCATGTAAATGTGTTGTTTGCAGTTTCAAAAGTTGTTTCGTAATCTTGTAAATTTTTAATTAAAGGTGCAGATCCTGTGTCAACAGCATTTTTTAAACTTGATGATGCAACACGGACTGTCTTAAGTGTACCTCCGTATGCAAGATACTGTGCTGCAGTAAACCAATACTCATAGTTGTAGTCATTTGGTTCACCAAACTGTTCTGCTAATTGTCTCTCACTTGAGACCTCAACGATTTCTTCTACAGGTCCCAACTCAAAGGGGGCTGCCATTACACCAATATTCGCAGTTGATACTGTAGAGACAGTTGTCAGATCTCTCTCTTGTACGACTACACCTGGCGATGATTGATTCGCTGCCATGTTTATATACTCCTAGAATGCCTTAGCGGTTGTCTAAGATTATTTATATTTTTGAAACGTCACCTAAAGTCAAGCATGTGTTGAACATCACCATATTCCGCGAGTTCCCATCTTTCTCCCTGTGCATCAACAATAACATCATCTTCTAATCCGTCATTAATAAATCCAAATGGAGCCATATCTTGTTCTATAGCATCTCTTTGATCCGCATATATTCTTGCTCTGACATCATTATCATGCATCTCTTTAAAGTATTCTTGCATTGCCATCCATCCAAAAATAACAAGACACATAGCAAGATCATCATGACATCCATCTTCTGCTTGGAATGATTGACCTTTCTGAATAAAGGTAGTCAGTTCGGATATAGTGTCATAATCTGTAATTAATAATTTATCATCTTCTATTAATGCTTTAAGATTAGAACAACCAACTTGTTTAACTGCAGTACTCATCTTCACACCAAGTTGTGTTTTCTTACCAGAGAAACCTTGTCCTAGTTGTTGACCTGCTCTACCACGCATAGCAGCCATTAATAGATTCTCATATTCCAAATCATATTGAATGATGTCTGCTACCTGTCCACCTATATCATTTACCTCACATAAAACATATGCATTATTATAATGCTTACATACATCAACAATAATATTAGGTAAGACTATTGGTTTTATTTCATTGTTTTTATATCTAGCAACTAATTTGTAAGGTATGGTTGTAGTATCTACAACACAGAATGCTGAGTAGTCACCACCAATACCACGAGATACATCAACAGTTACAATATAATTATGATCTTCTATTCTTTCTTCATATATTGCTAGACCTCTGTTTTGTTTAATAGGATCATCATATGGCATAGCACGTAATTTACTAGGAGATATAAGAGTATCAACAGATCCTAAGAACTCACAGTCAAACTCAACTCTGAACTGTGCTTCAGATGTATTCTCAATAGTTTGTTGTTTCCATTTAGCATCTCTGCCAGGTACTTGAGACCAATGAACCTCAGTTGCAACATAGTTATTAGCACCACGTTCAGCATCGTGCCATAACTTATAGTATTGGTTCATCCCATGAGGTGTAGAAATAATAATAACTTTTGTTTTTTTACCAGAAGATATAGTAGGATACACACTAGCAAAGAACTGTTCAGCAATATGATTCGGAACGAACGCGAACTCGTCCAGAAATATAATGTTAAAGGACATACCGCGAACAGCAGAAGCACTAGTACTTGAAGCGAGGATCTTACTTCCGTTCTCCAACTCCAAGCTTCCTTTGTTCCACCCCAAGATACCTTGTTGCAACCATCTAGGAAGATTCTCGTAAGATAATTGTAAGCGTCCCAACATTTCTCTTGCAGTTGGGGCTTTGTTTGCGAGGATTGCGACATTTACATTATCATTGAATAGCACATACCATAATAGATATGCTGTAACGATTGTTGATTTACCAGACTGACGAGGTAACTTAGCAATATTAAATCTATGTTTATGAAACTTATCTACCATACTCTCTTGGAAATCATACATCTTAAATGGTATGACACCCTCGTCTAGTGAAACGATTTTAATATATGTTCTAATAAAGTAGATAGGATCTTCTGCACATTTCAAATATTCAGCAACTTGTTTCTTAGTAAAATTCTGAGTAACATTTGCCTTTTTAAGATTAGGATTACCTAAGTATACTTCTTGTTGTTGTGGCATTATCCCTCAAGTAAAGTTCCTTTTGATCTTCTTATCTCTCTTAACTCTTCAAAATTTTTCTGTTTTGTACCACCATCATATGCCCATGCATATCCTTCCTCAATCATTTTTTCATTAAGTGATACATCATCATCCCCGACATATAACCAACCAAGAAGCCTACCATACTTACCCATGCCACCGACGAGTTCGGTTCTGATAGTAAGTTCCTCATCTCCATCTAAAGTCTCCTCTAAGTTTTTCTTCATCCAGTTAGTAGCATCAATACCTAATGCTTTTTCTTCTAAGTCTCTAGTTCTCTTCTCAGGAGTATCAACACCTGCTACGCGTACTCTTTCTTTTTTAATAAGATCAAATCCTAAATCTATTGAAACATCAATGGTATCACCATCAACAACTCTATCAATCGACACTACTCGGAAGTTGTAACAACTCTTCCGACTTGGTGGAACCATTGCTCCCATGTTCTTGCTCCCAAAAATCCTCTAGTGCACTATTTATAGAATCTTCAGCATGGGTAGCATTCTCCATATTTTTTTCTATAACTGCTTTTCTATATCCTTCCCAAAGATTATCATAAAATTGCTCACGATCAATATCAATAAGAGTTCCTCCTGATGCTGACGCAGCACACCATGCTATTGCACCAACAATACATGTAATGAAAATCTTATTCATTTGGCCAGAAATGATCGAATCTTAATATGTAGTATATCACAACACTCACACAAATGACAAGTATTGCAATCATCCATACAATACTCCAGACAATCATATCATTGACATTGCGTGGTGTAGTTCTTTTGCATGCTTCAATTCGTCTTCTGCTATCTCTGCTATCTTCTTATCTTCTGGATGCCATGCACTATATTTTGTATATGTCTCGTATGCATGTTTCTCTATCTTCATGTTGATGTCATAAGCGTTAACAGGATCAATAAGATAATACCCAACCATGATCCAATAATAAACCAGAACAAGGTGCTTGGCAAAGAACCGATCAATCCAGTACTTATTGCCCTCCCTAGTCTCCATTTCCTCCAGATGCTCGGTCTCATTTAATGCTTGATAGAAGTGCTCCTTCATTAAGTATATGTGTTCTTCGCCTCTAAGTCCTAATGATTCACGAAAATGTAACACACTGATAAATGAAAAGTAAGGTGCTCTTGCTATCACCTCTAGAACCCAGAACCTCTGGAAGTCTCTACCTCTGTAGAGAAAGTCAAGGATAT